AATATCACACGGATGACGACGCTTATCTGGCAGACCTTGAGCTTGCCGCTGTTGCTTGGGCGGAAAAGTGGCTCGGGTTTGCCGTTTCCGAACAGGAGTGGGAGTACCTGATCGACAATTTCTCAGACGGCCTCACCATTCCGATGGCTCCCGTGATTTCTGTCGACGCCGTTGTCTACGACAACCCATCCGGAACACAGACACCCCTTACTGGCTTCCGCGCATTCAATGAGGGCACCAGCGATCGTGCTTTTGTCCTGCCGCCGGCAAATAGCGGCTGGCCGCAGGTCAGCGGTGAGCCGCAGGCCGTGCGAGTGACGTTCACCGCAGGCTCCGAGGTCGTTCCTGCACAATTCAAGCATGCCATCCGCCTCATCGTGGCCGGCTGGTATGAAAATCGAGAGTCGGTAGCTGAAAAGGCGCCGCAAGAAGTTCCGCTTGGCGTTGAGGCACTGCTGCTTCCGTTGCGAAACTGGGCTTAACAAAAAAGGAGCCGGGATGGCTACGCTAATTCTAGCTACCGGTTCCACCGTAGCGAGCTCTTCACCCCTTACGGTCACATCCGCGATTGCGGTCAGCCTGAAAGGTGTGACCGGCGCCGACGCAGACGTGAACATCGAACTGCAGGACGACGCCGGCAGCTACGTGCAGGTGGGCGAGCTCAATTCAAGCCAGCCAGCCACAATGATCGTAGCGCCGGGCGTATACCGGTTCACCCGCACAGCGGGCACCTGCGGCGTTTTCTCCGCCTAGCCCACAATCCAGGACACCCCATGGCCAGTTCTACCTATGACCTGCTGCTAAGGGCAGGCGATGACTACACTTTTGTCGTGACTTGGCTGCCGGATGGCCTCTCCGTCGACTTGAGCACCGCTACCGCAGAGATGACGATCGCATGGCCGCGCTACCCAGCGACAGGCACGCAGATCATTGCCGCGGGCAGCGTTGAGTTCAGCACCGACGACGACACCATCGTAATCGACAATGCAGCCCACACCGTGACCGTGGAAATGGACGACGCGATTACGTCCGCGATCCTTTCAACCGAGTCCAACTATCAGCTGCGCGTCGACATCGACGGCGTGAAGACCACGATCGCCAGCGGGCGAGTGGTTACCCAGAGGAACTTGATCGATGGGTAGTTTTGTCAGCGGCGCGCTGAATCGGCACCTGTTTTCGTCTGTGACGCAGAACCTGTTTGGGTTTGAGAGCGCTGTTGCCCGTGCGGCGGGTGCAGGGGTGTTGCCCGATCTGGCCTTGCCGACCGATGCGGCTCGCCTGATCCAGACCAGCCACTCGTGGTGGGGCCAAGGTCCTGTTATGGGTCAGGGCTCTCAGGTAACGCGGAACCTAATCTACACTGGTATGACCGATGAAGCTGGTGTCCAGTACGTTGCTGAAATCGAGGCTTCCACCGGTCAGGTAATCGCCAAGAAGGTCATCTCGACAGGCTATGTTCGCGACGACCATCTTGGCGTCTCGCCGTTCCTGATTTTCCACAATGCTGCCGGCAAGCTGATCGTTCTGTCTACAGGCCACGGCGCGTCGGGAAATGGCGGCGTGTCGGACAAGGTAATCCGGCTTCAGGTGTCCGATACAGGCCGCGTGGCAGATCTCGTCGCTAAACCCAACGTTGCCAACACCTTCGGCAATACCAACTATATGCAGGGCTGGCGTAACGGCTCGGCCGTGCTGGCGATGACCTGCGACGACAACAACGCGACTTGGGCTGCGCTACGGTCAACGGACGGCGGAGAGACCTTCGCTCAGCGACAGGGGTTCATAGGCGAGGCTGTCGCGCCGGGTGGAGGGCAGAACCAGCTTTACCTTAAGAGCGGCCTTTGGTCCGCAAACCGAGTGCTGTGCTTCTGCACCTCGCATCCATCCAATCATTCGATCTCGATCCGGGTGATAGAAATCGAGATCACGACCGGCGATGTCTTCACGAAGGATGCTGCTGGCGTCGAGACCAACCGTGGCAACATCTATGCCACCGATGAGCGCATTCCGGCCCTTTACATGCCAGATATTCCGGCGATCGAGACCACCAACAACACGACCAGCACGAGACTTCTCGATGTCCGCAGTGACGGTCACGCTTACATCACGGTCGAAAGCCCAGTGCCGGGAAATAGTAACGGCGAATATTTCCTTCACATCCTGACGGGCGACAATCCGTACAACCCTGCAGCTTGGTCGCGAGTGTCCCTTGGGATGTCCGGTCCTGCATTGTGGACCACCTATTTTGCTGGGTGCTGCTTCGCCAACGAGCCTCATAGCGGGACGCGCATATATCGTGCCCGTCGCGTCGGCGGCACAAGCGGCACCTCATATTTCGAACGTTTGGACAGCAGCGACAACGTCAACTTTACCGCAACGCTGATTGAGGAATCCACCCTCGAACTGGCTCGCCCGATTTCACCGATGGGGGCAAAATCCACGCTGCCGGTGATCTATCAGAAGCTCGAATATTACACGGACTTTCAAAATTGGAGCGGCATCGCGAAGTGGTCGAGAAGTAAGCTCGATCCCCGCACAGTGGCCTATTTCGACGGGTATACTGCCGTTCCCGACAGCACCCAACAGGGATATATCAATGCGCTGATCGTTGAACTGATGGACATTGGTGCGGATCGATGGATGGAAGGTATCCATCTGCTTGCTGCCCATGACCGACAGGCGGCGACGCGCAACCTGCTGAAAGACCAGTATCATCTGTCAGAAGTGGGGTCGGTCGACTTCCTCGCACTACGCGGTTCTAAGTCAGGCGGCGGCGTCTATGAGACCGGGTTCTCACCATCCACCATGCCCGGCTTTGAGCAGGAAAATGCGTCGGTTCTCGCCTATCAAATCGAGAGCGGGGCAAACTCTGGCAATGGCGCCGCAGTTGGAATGTTTGTCGCCGGGTCGCCCAATGCTGGCTTACAGCTGTCTACCCGCCGATCTTCGAACGTTACGCTGTTCCAACTGAACAGTTCCACGACCACCAGCTTCGCAAACACAGACGGCAAGGGCTATTTCTTCATGCGCCGCCTGCCGACGATTGGTGCGCGCCTCTATATCGATGACGAAGCCGGGGTGCATTTCGGGGTGACGCCTAGCTCTGCCATTCCAGCCGGAACCATCAAGTATCTGGGCGGCGGTATCTCGGGCGTTCATGACGGCGGCCGCATTGGCTTTGCTGGCTTTGGGGCTTCGCCGCCCGACCTCAAGCTGGCCTTCGTTGTAAAAAGAGCAATGCAAAGCTACCTGACTAGTGTGGGCGCGCTCTAATCGCCCACACCCTAACATCAAGTGTGCGTCAGCCGCGGATGTGCGCTCGCGCACCACGCTGGTCGATCAAATGACCCTGCCACGAGAACGCAATGGGCGAGTGAACGCCGTTGTGGCCTTGCGCCACAGCGGCCAAGGCGTCTGACAATCGCATGGTGATGTTTCCAGGCCGACTGTCCTCACGTAGCGTCGTCACGGTGACCATTGGATCGTCGCTGCTGTGATTGGTCTCATATTGCATTGTAATTCTCCGAGGTTGTTCGCAATGGCAATTTAATCCCGTGCCTGCGGGATGACAACCCCCACCCCAAATCCCGCCTAGCGCGGGCTTTTCCACACCCATAAGGAGGCCCGCTTGGCCGATATTTCCGTAACCGCCAGCGCGGTCCTTGCCTCTTCTGATGCTACTACCGAGCACGGGCGCGCAGGCGCTACAATCACCGCCGGCCAAGTCGTGGCGCTTGACACCACAACCGGCAAACTGGTCCTGGCCGACGCAGATGGTTCTTCGATTATCCGCGTGCCGCGGGGCATTGCGCTTAACGGCGCGAGCGACGGGCAGCCACTGGCGATTGTGAAAGCCGGTGACGTGACATTCAACGCTGTGCTTACCGCAGGCGTGGCAATGTACCTATCCCCGACGCCTGGCGGGATTTGTCCTCGCGCTGATGTTTTGACCGCTGACATTGTCTCGCATCTAGGCATCGCTCGTTCGACGACGGTTTTTGCGCTGGACATCCAATACAGCGGCACCGCGAGCGCCTAATGCGCGTCGCCTTCACCGCGCCATTCGACTGGGATCCACCAGAGCGTCGCGGCAAGGTGACACTGCACTTCGAGCCGGGCTTGCGCGTCGTGCGCAGGCTATGCGGCGAGGCTGCGATAAAAGCCGGGAAGGCTGTTGAAGATGGCACAGAAAACCGGCGCCGGCCCACTGCGGGAAGTCCTCATTGCTCAACGTCGAGTTGAGGCCGAGGATATTTACGGCAACACGCAGGGCGAGTGGCAAGAGCAGTGCAGGTTCAATGCCTCCGTTGAAGCCCGGCGCGGCGGCGAAGCGGTCTTAGCTGGAAGATTGCAGGGCACGGTAGCCTATATGATCACAGCCCGCTACAGCGTCTCCGCTGCGTCCGTACAGCCCGACTGGCGACTGGTCGATGCGCGGTCTGGGCAGGTTTACGCGATCCGCACGTGGATTCCGCGCCCCAAGCGCGATTACATCGACGGCGACGTCGAGATCGGGGTTGCCGATGGCTAGTTCGATCAAGGGACTCCGCGAACTTGAACGCAAGCTGAAAGCCATTCCCAAGGCCACGCGTTCCGAGGTTCGGTCGGTGCTGCTCGTTAGCGCTGCCGAAATGGTTGCGCTCGCAAAGGCACTGACCCCGGTTGACAGCGGCACGCTGCGAGACAGTGTGCGTTCCGAGCCTGGCGACAACGAGCTTTCGATTGTGGTGCGAGCGGGTGGCGAGGCGACAACGGTTGCAGCGCGCGACGGCCAAGGTGAGTACGACTATAGCCTCGGAGTCGAGTTCGGAAATTCCCAGGTTGGCGAACAACCGTTCTTCTGGACTTCCTACCGCGCCATCAAAAAGAAAGCCAAGAGCCGCGCTACGCGCGCCATCCGCAGGGCAGCGCGCGCTGCAGTAGGTGTTTGATGTCCGACCCATCCCTGCCACTTCAGGCTGCATTCGTTGCGGCCTGTAAGGCGCTGAATACCACGGCCGGAACGCGCGTCTATGATATCGTGCCGCGCGGGCCGCAGGGGGTTACAGCGACCTTTCCATTCATTGCCTTTGGCTCGCCGGACGCCACGCCGATCGACGAGGACTGTGAAGACCGGACCGATACCACCATTGTTCTGGATTTCTGGTCTCGCGCCGTCGGCTTCCCAGAAGCCAAAGCTGCCGCTGCTGTTCTGCGCGCCGCTTTTCACGAGCAGACGCTGACTGTGGCTGGCCATGTGGTCGACCGCATGCGCGTCGAGCGAACAGACAACATCCGTGATCCAGACGGACTAACGAGCCGGGTCCGGCTTACCATAAATGTGCAAACGACGCCGGCGTAACGGCGCGCACACCCAAGCTACCAGTGGCCACCCTCGGGTGGCTTCTTCATTTTCAAGGAGCCGCAATGGCCACGACCACCAAACTGCTTGTCCAGATCGAGGCCGTCGCCGGCTCTGGCACCTATGCGACGAATTGCTCGATTAACACGAGCCGTGAATTTACGATCGAGGCTTCGACATCAGATTTCGTCGAGCCGAACTGCGAAGATGAAGATGCTCCCAACTGGCAGGGACGCGTCATCGATGTTCTTTCCGCTGGGATCAACGGCGCGGGCACTACTGACCCTGTGAGCTTCGGCGTCCTTCGCGGTCTGATGTTGGCGGGTGCTGCCTTTAATATGCGGGTAAAGCTCGACATTCCTTTGGCATCGGGCGGCGGCTACTTCGCAGGGCCTTACATTATGAGCCAACTCGGCCTCGCCCGCGAGGGCAAAGGCATCGTCTCCAGCACAATGGCTTTCCAGTCCGCCGGCGAAATCACCTGGGTCGACGCCGCGTCGTAACGGCAAGCGAGAGGAGCGCTAAATGAGCGACGCAACAGTAGAACTTATCTGGGGGGACGGGCCACAACGGTTCCGCCTCCCCGTCGGCCAGCTTCGCGAGCTTCAAGACAAGTGCGACGCAGGGCCTGCACGCATTCTTTCCCGCTTGGGCGGTATCGACTGGCAGATTGACGATATCCGCGAGACAATTAGGCTCGGCCTGATTGGCGGCGGGGCTCTGCCGACCGCAGCCTACACCCTGGTCAAACGGTACATCGACGACCGAGATGGCGGGCTTATGGAAAGCCGGCAGCACGCGCAAATCATCCTCATGAAAGCGCTGGTCGGCGATCCGAGTGACCCCGTGGGGGAGCCAGCGACGGAGGAAACACCTCCGACCCCAGCGGAAAAATCAAGTTCAGCCACCTCTTCGGCTGGGGAGCCATCTTAGGCTTTTCGCCACGCCAGGTTGACGAGTCAACGTTGTGGCAAATGACGGCTGCAATCGACGGCCATAAAGCCGCCAATGCCGTTGAACCAGAAGCCAAGCCGCCTAGCGCGGATGAGTTCTTCGAACAAGTCGCGCGGCTGGGTTAGTCCTCAACCAACTTACGCTGCGTGGGCTTCCACCCACGCGGCGCTTTGTGGCGCGTTTTCGCTCCGCAGTTCGGACACTGATATGCGCCGAGCTCACTAGTTATCTGAGCGATAGCCCAAATCGGAATCCAAAGACCAACCGTAACCACGGACAGCAGCAAGTGCATCACGTGGTTCGGCGTCTGTTTTTCGGCCAGCACCATGCGGTCGTCGTCCGGGCAATAACGCCTCAGCTTAGCTGTTCCCATTTTCCCCTGCCGCTTGCCGGCCCTTAGCGAGGCGCGCGTGGCCGATACTATCCAGACTTTGCTGGTCTCGCTAGAGGCCAGAATCGCCGGCTATGAGCGCGAAATGAAGCGCGCAGTCGGGATTGCGAACAGGAACGCGAACTCAATTGAGACGCGGTTCAAGACCATGAACCGCAATCTCTCCAACACCATGAATGGCATTGGGCGGACGATCGGCGCAGCATTTGCCGGCGCCGCGGCGCTGCAAGGGGCTCAATCTCTCATCGATGCTTCTACGCGCATCGAAAACAGCCTTAAAGTTGCAGGTCTTGCCGGTGAAGAGCTCACGCAGGTCTACAACAGCCTGCGTGATGCTGCTCTTCAGAATGCGGCGCCGTTCGAAAGCCTAGTCACGCTCTACGGACGCGTTGCCTTAGTGCAGGACGAACTTGGCGTATCTACAGAACAACTTACTGGCTTCGCGAACAATGTGGCGCTGGCCTTGCGCGTTTCGGGCCAGTCTTCTAGCGAGGCCAGCGGCGCCCTGATGCAGCTGAGCCAGGCGCTTGGCTCCGGCACGGTTCGGGCAGAAGAGTTCAGCTCTATCCTTGAAGGCGCCCCGACTATTCTGCAGGCGGCTGCGGCAGGCATCGTCGAAGCTGAAGGTTCGGTCGCCAAACTTCGTGCCATCATGCTTGAGGGCAACCTCTCGTCTAAGGCTCTGTTTGACGGCTTTGCTGCGGGCGCCGTTATCCTTGAGGAGAAGGTTGCAGGCTCGACCCTGACGGTCAGTCAGGGATTCGAAAACCTAAACACCCGCCTTATTGACTTGGCTGGGCGCTTTGACAACGCGACCAACATCAGCCGCGTAATGAACTCTGAACTAGAAAGCCTGGGCCAGGGCGTTGAGGAACTTGCGACGTTCCTCGAAAACATAATCGGCCCGGTCCAAACTTTCGTGGGTGGCATCCAGACTGGCATCGACAAGGTCAACGAGCTTTCTAATGCAATCGCCCAAATCACTGGGCTAGAGCGCATTGGGTTCGACGCTGCAGTCGCCACCAACAACCTCACAGGCGGCGCGGGGCTTTCTGGCAACAGCAGCGCAGCTGGCAGAGTAGTCGATCAGACATTTTCGCTTATTGGCGCAACGCCGGAGGACAATGCGCTAGCCGCCATCATGGCTGGCAAGGCGGAGCCGGCACCGCTCAAGGTCGTGGTGGATGGCGCTAACCCCATCAGCATCAACGATCCGCAATACAAGCCCCCCGCCTCGTCTGGAGGCTCCGGCGCTGGCGGCACCAAGCAGTCTCCCGGCGAGAAGTTCGACGACATTCTGGCAAAGCAGGCCGAAGAGAATCGCCTGCTCGCTGAAAAGACTGCACTTCAAGCGACGCTGAATCCACTGGTTAACGACTACGGGTTTGCGATCGAGAAGCTAAACGTTGCCCAGGAACTGCAATCGGCGGCCACGGCAGCCGGGCTGGAACTTACTCCGGCGCTCCGCCAGAGCATCGAAGAGCTATCCGCCGGCTACGCCAACGCAAGTGTTGAAGCTGCCAAACTGGCGGAAAGTCAGGACCAACTAAAGCAGATCAGTGCCCAATTCGGCGAGGCTGGCAACAGCGCAATCAAGGGGTTCATTTCCGATTTGCGGGAAGGCAAGTCAGCTGCTGACGCCCTTAGCAATGCCATGTCTTCAATTCTCGACAGCGTCATCGAGATTGGCCTCAACGCCATTCTGGGCGGCGGAGGTGGTGGACTGGGTTCACTGATTGGTGGCCTCTTCGGGTTCGCTGGCGGCGGTTACACGGGGAACGGCGGGAAGAATGAGCCGGCTGGGGTCGTCCACAAAGGCGAATACGTCTTTACGAAGGCGCAGACCGAGAAGCTTGGCGTGGGCAACCTGTCCCGCCTCGCTCGAGGTTACGCCAACGGCGGACTTGTCGGCGCTCCTGGTCCAGTTGCATCCCGAGGCGGGGTATCGGGACTCCGGATCACAGTCGGCGTCGATGTGGACAGCAGCGGCAACCTCATGCCGTTCGTGACGGAAGTTGCAGACAGCCGCGTAGCCAAGGCCGCCCCAGCCATAGGCGGGGCGGCAGTGCGCACGTCCAACAAACAGGCCGGCCCCGCGGCCGGAGAATATAGCGCCAGGTTCGGCACGGGGTAAGAATGCCAGCAATAATTGACCTTGCCCAACCCATCTCCGACCGTACCGACCCGATCTTGGTGCCAAACACCAGGTCGGGCGGCACCGCTATAAATGGCATAGAGCAGGTCATCTCTCCACTCACCGCCATCTGGAAATGGCGGATCGTTCTGCCGATCAATACAGAGGGTCGCGCACGCGCCTGGCGCGCGACGCTGGCAAAGCTAGACGGTAGGTTTAACTATCTGAGAGCACGCGCGTGTGATCGGTATCGCATTTCCAGCGGCGAAATTGGCGCCATCTATGGCGGATATGAAATTCCGCATAGCGACGAGACGTTGTTCAGTGACGACAGCGGCTACGGCGTCGCGCAGCCAAGCTCGCCAGCCCAATCCAGCTATGCCCGAGGCTCCACCTTAGTTCAAGTTTTGGCGTCTGACTTCGGCGGAGCTATGTCGGCCGGCGTGTTCTTCTCCATCAACGATTACCTCTATGTCGTCACTGACTGGCAGGTGAGTGAGGCCGACGACACCAAACTGGACATCACGTTCAAGCCAGGTCTGCGGGCCGCCGTCGATGAGGGCGACACCGTCGATTTCGACGCCAAGGCGGTGTGGGTGCTGGACGCCGACGACATGGGTCGCATGCCTCTCCGCCTTGGTCGCTTCGGCGAAGTCGAGTTGAACTTGACCGAGGCTTTTGGCCGGTCTGCCGACTAAGGAATCACAATGCTCCCCGAAACAGTGCGCGACTTGGCGGCTGGCCATAGGGTCAGCGCTGCCACGCTTTTCCAATTTGACTTCACATCTGGGACGCAACGCTTCTGGGATGGTCACGGGTACATCACAACGGACGGCCACGACTGGCTCGGTTTTGGTCAGATGGGAGCTGTCTCTGGATTGGAGCAATCCAGAAACATGGGCGCCCCGCAGACAACGTTCAAACTGTCCGGGGTTGATGACAACCTAATCGCAATCGCGGTCAACTCGTCCGCAGAGGTTACGGGAAATCCTTGCACGGTCTATCTTCAGTTCCTTTCCAGCGCGGGTGTTCCTCTTGACGCCCCGATTGCGATCTGGGCCGGCACTATGGACACGCTCACCTTCCAAGCTGGCGCGAAAGACCAGGCCATTACGCTGACGGCAGAAACGCTGTTCGTGGATCGAGTGCGCGCACCTTGGGGGCTATACACCGACACTGACCAGCGTGCTCGGTGGCCAGGGGATCGCGGGTTTGAGTTCGTCGCCAGCCTTCTTTTCAAGACCGTTTCATGGCTGCGCGGATGATCAGCGCCAGAAAACTCTCCGAGTTTCTTATCCGCGAGTCCGGTCGCTCATTTGAGTGGGGTCAGAACGATTGCTCGTTGCTGCTCGCCAACTGGTGGCTTCACGTGCACGGCAGTGATCCCGCAGCGTGGCTGCGGGGCACTTACGTGACCTCTGAGCAGAAAGACGCGGTGCTTGCAGCTAATCGCGGCCTTCAGCGGCTGGTGACCCGCATAGCTAAGGAAGCGGGCGCCCCGCGCACTGCCGCCCCTAGCTCTGGCGACTTCGGCCTAATCACCGTGAGCGGCAAGCCATACGGCGCCATCTGCACCGGCACAACTGCTGGCCGAGCCTGCTGGGCCGTCCGGTCTGAGTCAGGTGTCGCCTTTCTCACCAACCCCCGAATTTTAAGAGCGTGGTCAATTCATGTGGGATGCAATCTGGAGGCCTCGCAAGTACAACCATAGGTTAGGCACGAAACGCCGGGATCCTCTTTCCATCGGCGTCGCCTTCCTAGTTAATATCGGGTACGGCGGCGCAATCTCTGGCCTTGGCGCGACCCTTGTTGGCTCGGCGCTTATCGGCGCTGCAATTCTCGGTGCATCGCTGCTCTCGGCGGCATTCGCTCCGCAGCAACAGCGACCAGAAGCCCAGGAGCGGCAGGCCACGGTACGCCAGTCAGTCGGTCCGCGTTGGCGGTTCTATGGGCGCAATAAGGTTGGCGGACTCCTCTGGTTCTTTGAGAACAAGGAGGGGTTCCTTTACTCCGCTATCACCCTGAACGAGGGAGAGATATCGGCTATTCAAGAGGTTTGGCTTAATGATCAGCAGGTCACCCTAGACGGCGCGGCGGTTGTTGGGGCTCCATACCAATTCACCCAGTCGGTGACCACAGGAAGCTGGCCGTTCCAATCGACAACAACGACTGCATATGACGTCGCGAGAATTTACTTCAAGTCGGGTACGTCTAGCCAGACGGTACACTCCCAGCTTGATACTGCGTTCCCAGAAGTAACGACCGACCACAGGCTACGCGGCGTGGCCAACTGCCTAGCCATATTCCAAGAGGTGCCAGCAGACAAGATTGGCGAAGTGTATCCTCAGGGGAACCCAGGCGTTCGCGTCGTCATGGACGCGTCACTGGTCAAGTCGGTTCGCACTGGCGCGCGTGTCTTCTCCGACAATCCTGCCGACATCATCTATGACTATCTGACTGGGGTCGATGGCGCAGGTTTCCCATACGGGGCGGGTAAGACGGAGAGCCAAGTCGACCTGGCTTCTTTTCAGGCTTTCGCAAACCTATGCGACGAACTTGTGCCGCTCAAAGCGGGCGGCAGCGCTAAGCGCTACACGCTGAGTGGTGGTTACGCCTTAAACGAAGAAATGCGCACTGTGCTTTCGCGTATGTGCACCGCCTGTGATGGCGATTTGTATATCAATGGCGCAGGCAAGATGGCGATCAGGGGCGGCAGGTGGATCACGCCGACGCTAACTCTTGACAGCACTCAGGGTCACATCATTAGCGGCGAGTTCCGCCAAGGTCAGTCTGCGCTGGCCGCCTTTAACGAATTAAACTTCACCTATGTCGATCCTGAACAGGATTACATGGACACCGAAGGCGACCGCTGGCTCGATACCACTAACATCGCACTGCGTGGACAGGTGTTGTCCGAACAACTCGACCTGCCTATGGTGCAGTCGCATGCGCAAGCCAGGCGCCTTGCTAAAATCCACACGGCGAAGCGCAACCCGCTCTGGGTCGGCACTGTCATCACCAACTTCTACGGGTTTAACGCCCTGGGAGAGGACACTGTGCGGCTGAAATTTGGCCCGCTCGGGATTGACACCACATTCCTAGTGCAATCGGTTCGAATCCTAGACGATCTCACTGGAGTGCAGTTGGAGGTGAGTAGCCTTGGTGCCACAGCTTACGAATGGGACGCTGAGTTAGAAGAGGGTGACGCGCCAAACGTCCCCCCCAGCACATCTACGCCGATTAGCTTGGTTCCTCCCGAGGACTTCAACGTCACTGCGGCTGAACTGGTTGTGGATGGATCAGTTGTCGGCACCTACCTGCCCGCGACGTGGACAGAGCCCAGCCGCGCCTCCTTATCCCAAGAGGTTGAGTACCGACTTACCGGCGACCCGACGTGGCTGTCCATGTCTGTCACCGAGGGCCAGGGCTTTGCTCAAAGCTCCTCGGTAACGGCTGACGCTGTCTATGAAGTTCGCGCCCGCACCAGGTCGCCCGGTGGCGTCTACAGTGATTACACCACCATCGAAATTGTGACAGCCACGGCCGACATTACGGTGCCAGACCCTGTAACTGACGTGGTCGCAAATGGCGGTGCTGCTCTCGTCGAGTTCGCAGCAACGCACTCTGCAACCGCGAACAGCGTCGGCTCGCGCATCTACCGCAACACTGTGGACGACTTCGGCACGTCAACGCCGGTCCATACCGAATACGGATCTCCGTCCATTGGATGGACCTATAGCCGAGCCGACACTGCCGGTAGCCGGTATTTTTGGATCGTAGCCATCAACGGCGGGGGTGATGAATCGACCGAAGAAGCCACCGGGCTAGTGACGGTCACTTAGCACCATCACCACACAACAGCACACAGGGCTGCCTTCGGGCGGCCCTTTTTATTTGGAGCCCCCGAAGTGGCCAGTTCTCCCGACGACGTCTACCGCGATTACAATGTTCAGGGCGTTCCTTCGTCCGGCGATTACAAGCCGCGCAAGTCTGAAATTCGCGCGCTTCTGAAGCAGATTCAGAACTCCGGCGGTCTGGCGGTCACGCGCAACACGTTTGCCTCCCTGTCCGGGGTGACGCCGCCAAATGAAAACTACATGGGCGTCGTGCTTACGGGCGCCGAAGCAGGCTACTACTCACGTGTGGCTGGCGTATGGACATTTGGTCGCGGTTTCCCAGACACGCTCGCGAGCCTAACCCAGGAAAGCGGCACCAACACTGTTGTGGCGTCAGTTAGCGCCGGGGTCGACCCATCCGCGGTCAAGATATTCTTCATTGAGCCGACTATCAACAACACCGGGGCCGTCACGCTCTCCATTAGCGGAGGTTCCGCAAAGCCTGTTCTCAATGTTGATGGCGATGCACTGACGTCAGGCCAGTGGCCGGCCGGAAGAATGCTCTTGCTTACCGACCAAGGCAGCAGCTATCGCCTCGTGAGCGATCCAGATGTCAACGCGCTTCTAACATTGGCGACAGACCTCGTCTCTGACGCAGAGCAGCTGTCGACCCCTGGCGACGGAACCGTGTCCACGCCGAAGATGCCTGACGGCGCGGTTACGACCCCCAAGGTAGCTGGCAAGGCAGTAACCAACCCAAAATTGGCAGACGTGCCGACAGCAACCTTGAAGGGACGTGTTGCCGCCGGAACGGGGGAGCCCGCCGACCTAACAAAGAAGCAGGCTCGCAACGTGTTGGGCATCCCGCTGTTCGCCCCATGGGTGTCGAACGGGCATTTCGGCGCAGGGTTCGACGATCTCGCCGAGTCCCGCGATCAGCTCGCTGCCCGATTGAGCGTTGGACCGAGGGCGTCTGGTACGAAAGTCCCCATCCCCGACTTCACTGCGCCGGGATCCAGCGCTTATTGCGGCTTTATCCGTATGGCCGAGGCGGATAGCTACTTCATGATTCCCTTTGGAGCCACCTCGACCTACATTTACCGGGGGCAGACAAAAGAGCTACGGCCAGCTGGGGGCACCTATTTCGGCGCCGGCGGGAATAGCGGGGCCTGTCTGATGGACAGCGGTCGAATTGCGCTCGCTCCATACGATGGCACATCTGCTAAGATCTACAACCCATACACGGACGGCCTCTCGGATATGGCGACCGGCCTAGTTGGCGGGACCAAGTGGAACGGCTGCGCAAAAGGCAAGGACGGCAAGATTGCCTTTGCGCCTCATAGCGCCTCTACTGCCCGGATCTACGACGAGAATGGCGGCGGCTTCATCACGGCCACGGGAGCATTCGCAGGCGCGTATGACTATGCCGGCGCCGTCACCCTGCCAGATGGCAAAGTGCTTTTTGTCCCGCACAATGAAACGCGTGCCGCTGTCATTGATTTCGACACAGCTGCTGTTACTTTCGGCGCGTCGATCTTCCCCGGCGCGGAGAGTTTTGCGGGAGGCGCGCTAATCAACGATCACCAGGTCCTGCTTTTCCCGCACAAGAATAATTATGCTGTCATCTACGACTTTATTGCGGACACGGTAGCAAATTTTCCAGTTTCGATAAACACGCTGGGCGTCGCTGGTTTCCGTGGCGGCGTTGCCCTCGCGGATGGCCGGTTCTGGGTTACCCCGCTTGACAGCGCGGGCGCCCGCATCCTCGACCTGACAAACAACACGGCCGTCACTCCAGTCGGTACATATGGAAGCGCCTCGGTGAGTGGCGGGGCACTGATGGACAATGGCGACGTTATCTTGGCCCCATTCGCTGGAGTTGATGTGGTGATCGCTGCAACGGGGTACGGCGAACGGTTGGCCCCAGAACTGCTGACCAGCCCGCACTTGGCTCGGTCATAGCCGCCGATATACTATATCCCCGCCAGACACTAAGCCGTCCATCGGAAGGCACCCGCTGACGCTTTCGAATTCAGCGTGCAGCCTGAAGCCTTCCGATGCGGCGATGGCGTCCAGTGCCTGCCTCGATATAGTGTGGTGCGGGGACAACATTTCTTTGTTATTGAAGC